CTACTCCGAAGGATCAGTTCGTAAGTGATCTCGAAGAAGTTAGTAATTCGTAATATAAATCATGAATTCGCGAGGGAGAAGTTTTGGGTTAGCGCCCAAGACTTCTTCGTCGTTAAAGATCGCTGAAATATATTGTGTATTTTGAAACCTGACTTTATCTTCATCAATAAACTTCTTTAAGAAATTATCTCTGAAGTGAATGAACTTCTTTCCCGAGTTGACTCTCGCCGATAGGTGACACTCAACGGCGATGTGTCTTACGTTATTTCGAATAAATTCATAACTGTCTTCAGTTAGAATATTGTATTCTGATCCTTCAGCATCGATTTTTAAGAAGTCGATGTGGTCGAGTTTGTACTTAAATACCAACTCTTGAAAAGACATTAACTTATATTCTTCTGCGATGTCTACTTGTGTAATATCTTTTGAAGGCTTGAAGACTCCCTTCAGGTCATCCTCCATCTTCCCGATCGCGTAGTTAATAGGTACCACCCTAGAATTCTGAGTGTCCATTAGGTATTCTGCTACGTTCGTAATGGCCGTCTTTAGAATCTTCTTACTCGGTTCGATCATGTAAACTTTCTCAGCACCAGCGTCAAGAGCCTGGCACGAGAACAAACCGATGTTAGCACCAATATCAACTACCACATCATCGGGCATGACTTCATACCACCAGTTGTAGTCTTTTCGTATAAACATTTTTTGGTAAAGCGCACCAACGTTATTTAAGGAGAGACCTTGAGTGCTGACTTCGTAGTTGAAAGAGGTGATTTTCATGATGTATCCTCAAAAGATAAATAATAGGTTCAACGTCAATTTTAGGAATTGAATATGATTAATAACTATTTATCACCAGCTTCATTCATTGTCTCTGTAGCGAGACTTCCAAACGTGGAATTCTTTACTCAGAAGCTCATCATTCCTGGTGTCTCATGCTTGCCGATTGAAACGAATACGCCGTTGAGATCTTATTACAGTGTGCAAGACAAGATTCGCTACGCCGATCTTGACATCACATTCGTAATTGATGAGAACATGAATAACTATCTTGAGATCTTTCATTGGCTCGAAGGCATCGCAGCGCCTGAACAACTGAGTCAATATAAGAATCTTCAGAATAGTAAAGATGGTTTGAAGTCAGATATCACTGTGATTATGAATAATAGTCATAAGAATCCTAACATGAAGTTCTCGTTTAAGAACTGTTTCCCAATTGGTCTCACACCAATTTCTCTCGACATCACGACACAGGATGTTACTTACATCGAAGCTACTGCGTCATTTCGATATGATGCGTTTACAGTAGAAAAAATGTAATTAGTTGTTTACTTTTTGCTATGAATTTGTTATAATTGCTAGAAAAATAGCAATTTGAATTGGAGTTATTATGAGTACCGATGATATTTCGGAGATGTGGTCTAAAGACTCGCCTATCGATGAGAACAATCTCATTGGAGAATCGAAAAAGATTCCACAGCTTCACAGTAAATACTACAATCTTTATTTCAAAGAAGTTCTTCGCGTAAAGAAACTACGTGCCGAGTACAAAGAACTCGAACGCGCGAAGACTGAGTATTACAATGGATCGATGGACGAAGAAGAATTAAAAGAGCGTCAGTGGAAACCATTCCAGCTCAAAGTCATACGTCAGGACATCGATAAATATATTCAAGCAGACAAAGACATCATCAGCTTAAGTCTAAAGATTGACTTCCACACGGCTCGAGCAGATTTCTTTGAGGACATCATTAAGATGATTCACTCGCGTAATTTCGTCATAAAGAACATGATCGATATACGCAAATTTGAGATGGGCGACTATTAATAAATGACTGATGTAATTCGAGTCGAATACGTAAACGCTGTTTACATGAAAGTGAGCTGTGACTCTTCTCTAAAGCAGGAGATCGCTGAGCATTTTTCTTTTCGGCCGAATGGTTATCAGTTCAATCCAAAGTTCAAGGCAAGAGTTTGGGACGGTTACATTCGACTCTTCAAGCCGATGAAGCCTATTCTATATGTCGGATTATTTCCACATCTTCAAAAATTTTGTAGAGAGCGAGACTATACTCTCGAGGCGCCAGATAACATAGCGCTCGATGAAAAGATCGATGATAACTACGCTTACGAGCTCGCAAAAGAAATCAATTGTAAGTTCGAGCCAAGAGATTATCAAAACGACTACGTAGTGAATGCTTTAAGAAAGCGCCGTTCACTCTCACTCTCGCCGACTTCTTCCGGCAAGTCGCTCATCATCTACCTATTACAACAACATTACTATCAGACCTTTGGTCACCGTACGCTTATCATCGTGCCTACGATTGGTCTCGTACATCAGATGGCAGGTGACTTTGTCGATTACGGTTGTGATTCATCGAACATCTATACGATTCAAGGTGGTGTAGATAAAAATACAAAAGCACCTATCGTCATCAGTACCTGGCAGTCTCTGATTAAACAACCGAAAGAATGGTTCGATCAATTCCGTGTCGTGTTAGGTGACGAGGCTCACCTCTTTCAGGCGAAGTCTCTCACAGATATCATGGAGAAACTCGATCACTGCGAGTACAGACACGGATTTACTGGAACTCTCAAGACTGAAGAGTCCAAGACACATCGACTCGTGTTGGAAGGATGTTTTGGTGAAGTCAAGCGTTTCATCAACACAAAGGAGTTGATGGATCAGGGAACTGTTGCTGACTTTAAAGTGAAAGGTATTGTGCTATCGCATTCGAATGACGCGAGAAAAGCTTTTAAAGACGCTCTTGGTCGAGTGAAAGACAAGTCAAAGAAATATCCCGCCGAGCGTGAGTTCATCATCAATCACGAGAAGAGAAACATCTTCATTCGTAATCTTCTCTGGTCTCTCGAAGGTCAGAACAATCTTATTCTTTTTGATCTGGTTGAGAAGCACGGAAAAGTTCTTGAGCCACTCCTTCAGAAAGAAGGAAGAGTTCTACACTTTGTTTATGGTGGAATCTCCGGCGAAGAACGTGAACAGATTCGTCACTTAGTTGAGAATGATCCCGAGAAGAAGCATGATATCTTAGCTTCTTACGGTGTGTTCTCCACCGGTGTGAACATCAAGAGATTAGATAATGTGATCTTTGCTTCCGGTTCGAAGTCTGAAATTAAAGTTCTTCAGTCGATCGGAAGATCCCTGAGAAAGGGAAGTGACTCTGAGAAGGCTACGTTGTATGATATCGCCGATGATTTAAGCGTAGGTTCTTTTGAAAATTATACGCTTCGACATTTCAAGAAAAGAATTGAAATTTATAGTCAAGAACAATTCCCTTTCAAGATTTATACTGTAGATATTTAGATCAATATTTTGTAGCCCATAGGACTATTATACAGGCTGTGTTTTTAAATGTCAACCGTTTTATGCAAAAAGATTTTTTATTGGTTGACATTCATCAATTTCTAGTTTAATATTACACATAGATTATTAAAAATAAAGGAGCAACTACCACATGTGTTTACTCGCACAACATATTACATATTATGATAGACTAAAACCTTATACAAAAGGTGGTAGGATGCTTATGCTTGGTAACCAGTATAACCATACTAATTTAAATCCTAATGATCTTTTCGGTACGATCGAGTATAAAACTTTAGACCCGGATGGTGGCGACTACACAAACGATATTCAAGGTGATCTATCGTTTATGGAACAACATTGGGATTCTGTTTTTAATCTCGGCACGTTAGAACACATATGGGATATTCACACCGGTTATTCTAATGCGGCTAAGCTTGTAAAGGTTGGTGGTTATTTCATTGGGCATGCACCGGTAGAACATTATCCTAATCACGGTGTGCATGTTACTACCGGCGACGCAATTATTAAGTTTTTCCAGATCAACGGATTCGAACATGTACACGAATTTTCATATGTTGACACGCGTCCAACTGCCGGTCGTATACTTTGGCATGTCGCTAAAAAGATTGAACACGTAACAGAATTCAAGAGACCACAACAAGTTTGGGTCAACGGAAGAACAAGTCACTACGAATAAAAACAATAAAGGATCAAATTATATTATGTCAAAGAAAAAGAACTATGTGAACAATAAAGATTTGCTTGACGCGCTAATCGCCTATCGAACTGCATGCAAAGACGCAGAAGAGTGTGGAGAAAAAGCTCCGAAGGTTCCCGAATATATCGGTAGCTGTATTCTTATGATCGCAACTCGTTTAGCGACAAAGCCAAACTTCTCGGGTTACTCATATAAAGATGAGATGATTTCTGATGGTATTGAAAATTGTTTACAATACATTCATAACTTCGATCCAGAAAAATCTCAAAATCCTTTTGCTTACTTCACGCAGATTATTTGGTACGCTTTCCTTCGAAGAATACAGAAGGAGAAGAAGCAGATGTACATTAAGTTCAAAGCATCTCAAAACATGATGACTGAAGGAAACTTAATGGACTCAAACGAAGTTCACCTTCAATTGAATGATCCACCTGAATACATCAACGAATTTATCGAAGACTTCGAAGAAAAATTAGAGAAGAAGAAAATCGATTTAGATGATGAAGAAGAAGTCGAAAAGGAAGAAGAATAATCCTTGACATTACCGTTCTATTGTAATACAATAGTATGTCATATAAGAATAAAGGTATATCGTGAAAATAGCAATCGTAACAGATATTCACATAGGAGCAAGAGGTGACGCTCGAGTTTTTCTTGATCACCAAGAAAAGTTCTTCATGGAGTTCTTCTTTCCTTACATCGATGAGAATGGTATCACTACGGTGTTCGACCTCGGTGATACCTTTGATCGTCGTAAGTACATTAACTACGTAAGTTTAAAGCGTGGTCGTGAGTTCTTCTTCGATCAGTTAGCGAAGAGAAACATCGACTTTCACGTTCTCGTTGGTAACCACGACACTTACTATACGAATACCAATGACGTCAATTCGATGAAGTTGCTTCTTAAAGAATATCCTAACTTCAAGATTTACGAAAGCCATGCCGAAGAGATTCAGCTTGGCTCAACGAAGTTTCTCATGCTTCCTTGGATTTCAAAGTCCAACATGGAATATAACCTCAACATGGTTTCGAATTCAAATGCTCATGTCATCATGGGTCACCTTGAAGTTCAAGGTTTTGAGATGATTAAAGGTTCCGTTTGTACACACGGTTTGGACATGGATATATTCAAGAATTTTGAGAGCGTATACTCAGGTCACTTCCATCATCCATCTCGCTATCGCAACATCGAGTACCTTGGTGCTCCTTACGAAATGAATTGGTCAGACTATGGTGGAAGCCGCGGTTTTCATGTATTTGACACCGAGACTCGTGAGATGAAGAAGTTCGAGAATCCGTTTAAGATCTTCCATAAGATCGATTACGATGATGAAGACATGATGATTGATGATGTCGCAAACCTTGATACCGATAAGTATAGAGATGGATTCGTAAAAGTTGTCATTAAGAATCGAACCAATAGTTTGATTTACGACATGTTTATGAATCGTCTCTCTGAGTCTGGTGCAGCAGATGTTATGGCAGTCGACGACGCCTTAAATCTTGAGTCTGCAGGCGTCGATGACATCCTCGACGAGACGAAAGACACGAAAGAAATTCTACACAGTTATATTGATTCACTCGACACTACGGTAAATAAAACAAAAATCAAGAATGTCGTCGATGATCTCTACCTAGAGGCTTTGAGTTTGTAATGCGTATACATTTTAAGACTGTTCGTTATAAAAACATTCTATCTACCGGAAATACTTTTACAACGATCAATCTCGACAAAAGAAGCACCACTCTTGTAAGTGGAACCAATGGTGCTGGTAAGTCCACCCTTCTTGACGCGATTGTTTTCGGTCTCTACGGCAAGCCGTTTAGAAAAATCAATAAACCGCAGCTCATTAACTCGATTAACAACAAAGATATGTTGGTTGAAATCGAGTTCAATGTCGCAGGTTCTGAATATCTCATTCGTCGTGGTATGAAACCAAACGTATTCGAGATTTTTAAGAACGGCGAACTTCTCAATCAAGACGCAGCTTCTCGAGACTATCAGGAATATCTTGAGCAAACTATTCTAGGAATTAATTACAAGTCGTTTAATCAGATCGTCGTTCTCGGTAGCGCGACATATGTTCCTTTCATGGAGTTACCTCCGCACGAGCGCCGAGCTATCATCGAAGACCTGCTCGACATTCAAGTGTTTAGCACGATGAACCTTCTTGCAAAGGATAAAATCACCGAGAATAAAACCGAGCTTAACGATAATAGCTATCAACTTGACTTAGTGAAGTCAAAGATTGACTCGGCTCAAGAACACAATGACTCGATTCGAAAGATTCGCGAGACTGAAGTGAATAAGATTCGTGAGAAGATGAAAGAACATCTTGACCTCATCGAACAAAAGCAAGAAGTTATCGCTGACATCGAAGAAGACATTACTGAATTAATTAGCACGATTTCTGATAAGAAATCTATCAAGGGAAAATTTGATAAGGCAAACACAATTCGTCAAGAACTCGAGACGAATCGAAAAACCTTTGAGAAGGATCTTAACTTCTATCACGACAATGACAATTGTCCAGTATGCAAACAGGGTATCGATCATGAATTTAAAGAAGCGGTCATCCAAGAAAAAAATCAAGTCAAGCAAGAAATCGAAAAAGGTTTAAAGGATATCGGCGAAAAGATAGCTGAGTATCAGAAGAGGCTCGATGAGATCTCAAAAGTTGAAGATCAGATTCAAGAAAAGAACATCAACATCGGTGAAGTTCGAGCTGAGATTAAGATGTCGAAGAACGCGCTCATTAGTTGCAAGAAAGAACTTGAGGACGCCGAGAAGGAAGTTGTTGACATCGACACCTCGAAGCTTAAACTCCTGCAAGAAGAACACGATGAGATTCAAAAGCGACGAGCTGATTTACTTGATCAACAAAATGTATTGAGTGTTGTGAATACGATTCTTAAGGATGGTGGTATTAAAGCACGCATCATCAGTCAATACATTCCAGTTATGAATAAGCTGATCAATAAGTATCTCGCTGCCTTTGACTTATTCGTTGACTTCCAACTCGATGAAAACTTTAACGAGTCGATTAAGTCTCGTTTCCGTGACGCATTCTCATATGCTTCGTTCTCCGAAGGCGAGAAGCTTCGCATTACTCTATCAATTATGCTTTCGTGGCGTTCGGTTGCCAAGCTACGTAATTCGGTTTCAACGAATCTATTGATTCTTGACGAGACTCTTGACGGAGCACTCGATAGCACAGGTATCGAGAACCTCATCGAGACATTACACAATTTGAATAATGACGACAATATCTTCGTCATATCGCATCGCGGTGATCAATTCACCGAGAAATTTGAAGCTCATATCAAGTTTAATAAGGTAAAGAACTTTAGTGAACTCGCTGCTTAATCGGTTGACATTTCAGATCGATTGTGGTATAGTACTTGATAGAGTTGAATAGGATATATTATGACTTCTTTTTATACGTCCGTCGAAAGATACGGCAGTAACATTCTTTGGCGAGGTTACGAGAATGGCAAACGCTTCTCTCGTCGTGTTCCATTTAAGCCTACACTCTATTTGTATACGCCGAAGAAAG